GCTTCGTGCGGGTCGGTCGCCATCCACTTCGGATCTTCAATATCGTAGCCGGGTGACGCTTCTGCTGCGCACATGCCGTATCGGCGGAAAGTCTGTGCGCGTTTTGCAGCAAGATCGAACGGGGCACCTTCACCGTTGATGTCGAGCGGCATACGATCCATGTCCATCAACCACAGCCGGGGAATCGTTTTACCGGAAAGGTTGTTGATCGTCGGCCACGTCACCAGCAACCGCATCCCCGACAAGAAATGCTTATCGAACACGTTGTCGTTCTGCCGACCGGGTGTAAGGCGCTTCTTCAGTTCAGGGCTGTTGCGCAACGCCTTTGCCAAGTCGGCCTGCGACCAGTCGCGCGCTGTATGCTGCGCCATGTGGACGACCATCATGTCCGCAGGATCTGTGATCGCGGTGTGGCAGAGCCAGTTGATCATCATCGCAGACTTACCTGTTCGGGCAGGACCGGCGAACACCATGTACTTGTATTCGAGCGACGTTAGAACGTCCATCGGCTCACGCAGATACGGTGTCTTGTCGAGGCTGAACGGGCCTTCGTGCTGGCCGGGGTTCTTGACGATGTGGTATCGCTCAGCCGCTTCGGACACAGTGATGCGTTCTGGCGGGCGGATAGACTCCGCAGTTGCCAGCAGCATTTCTTCGAGGGTGTTGTAGGTGGGCATACGGTCTTAAGTGCCTACCTCATTATTGGGTGCAGGTGACATATATTTTCGTGCAATCGAATAGTTGGTCGCCTCATAATCTGCAAGCAACTGCGCGTAAGTTATCCCAAAGGTTTCGGCCAAGTTTTGCCAAAACAGTTTCTCTCTGTCCAAATGTTCCCGCATCGTCACACGACTGAGACCCTCAGGAACCGGCAACATATGAATCTGGTCACTCATCTTCAACTCCCACTGCCACGTTCGCCAAGTGAGGCGGCGTTGACTGTTGCTTCGGAAACTCGACATATGCTTCGTGAACGTCGTTGCGGAACTGGTCGCAGGCCGCTTCCAGCTTCTTCATCTGGTCGTCACTCAACCCTTCTTCGCGCATCGCTTCGATCAGCAGCGGGATGCGGTCGTTGACCATCTTGTTGGCCTGCGACATCACCTGAAGCACCGACTCAGTGGGCCATGCTTCCCCGGCTTCCACCAGTGCCTTGGTGCGGATTCGCTCTGCTTCCCAGAAAACCTTGCTGATGTTTTGCGGCATATCGGCGGGGTTCAGCGACCGCAGATACGTGCGAAGGTTCATCTTCGACTTCACCAGATGCGGAACGACCGACGCAAAGTCATACATTGGTCGGTTCTGCGACACGCCTGCGTGAGCGACCGGTGTGACTGTCTCAAGCCGCTTGCGCACCGTCTCGGCGTTGATGCGCAACACCTTGCTTAGAAACGAGACTGGTACTGGCTGGTAGAAATCCTTCTCCGTGAACAGGTCATATCGACCAGTGGACGCCGCGCTGATACGACGGCGACCTTCACGCGAATTATAGAAGTCGCGCAACTCCTGTTCGACGACTTCGTTTGCCGCTTTCACTTCGGGATAAATGTCGCGGGTGCGCGGACGACCGGTGCGTTTGGCAGGCTCAGCAGGCGAGGAAGTGCATACGTCGCATACGCCGCAACCCGTGTGACCTAGACCCTGACAGTTGGTCGGTTCCGCAGGTGCGTCGTCAAAAATGGAGTCGAAGTCTTCGTCACTCACAAACCGTTCCCAATACCTGCTGCTGCCACTCGACCACTTCGGTGCTGACCCAATACGTCTTGTCCGAGTCAGGGTAACGCCGCGACTTGGGGAACCGACCGTCCGAAATGCGTCTATAGATTTCGGACTTCGACAGCCCGACCTTCTGCATCACCGTTGGAAGTCGCCAAAATTCAACGTCGCTACGCATGTGTCCCGTGCCAGTTTCAACATTCCCGTGATTAGGTGATTGTGGGTTGAAGGTCAAGTGCGAGACGTGGTAGGACCGTATGGTTCAACCAGCACAGGAGGCGGCGATGAATGATCCCCGAAACGAGCGGTGACACGGCTGCATTACCAATCCCACTTTCGACGATGAACGCCGGATGGTCTTTTATAGGCTGTTCGGCGTTTCACTTTTGGGTTGACCCGTCACTGAATCAGAGTTAGACGGGGTTCATAGACCCGCAGACCTGAGCGCTTCCCCTCCCTGAGCCGCTCGGTCACCCTGAAACCCCCGATGTTCGCGCGTCGGGGGTTTCTTGCTACATAGGGTAGAGAGTGTATGGGCGTTGCCGAGTCTGGTCTAAGGCTGAACGCGAACAAGTAAGCGCATGACGTGCTAGTTCATCGTAGTGGGGGAGGGACCAGAAGTGCTTTGAATTGCTTGGGTTTCTGGTTTCGTTACTGCTTTTTACGCCATTGATTCGGGTCACAATCTAAGCCCCAGATCGCGCAATCGTCGATATGCCGCCAGTCCCAACCAGTAATGGCCGCTGTCAGATGGCGTCCAAGTGCCGAACGTGACATGGATGTCATCGCTACGCAGCGCGGAAGGCGTTGCACCACTTATCACCGCTGAGTCGTAATCTTCAGCCGTGGCGTATTGGCTTTGCATCAGGCGATTGGTCGGCGCGAAGCTGTCAGCAAAACTGCCCTTGATCGCGTCCACGAACTCGTTTTGATATTCGAGCGTAGAAAGAACCCGGTATTGTGAAGTCGCATCGGGCGTAGTGGTCCAATTCGGGCTGACCGTCGCAACCTTCGTCGTGGTGTTGTAGGCCGAAACAAAGCGCGTCTGCCCGGCACCCGTGCCCCCAGTAATCCGCACGGCCTGACTGGTGATGCTGGTCGAAGTCGCGCCCGCCGCCAACGTGATAGATCCAGACGCACCGGCCTGCGCCGTGCCGGTTTCCTTCACCAACCCACTGATAGAGGCGAGGTTCGTCTGCGGCTCAAGGATCACAGCCAGATTGTCAGGATGGCGACCAAGGATCGTGTTCAGCAGACCGATGGCGTCACGGATCGAAAGCGGGTTTTGCGCGGCACCTGCCAGATTGTTCTGGTTGCCGATATCAAGGCCACCTTCTGCCAGCACAAGGATAGAGTCTGCCAGTTCAGGATACGCCGTGATCCATGCCGCAAGATATTCATTGTGATAGGTCAGACCTTGACTGCCTCGCGAAGTGCGGAACGTGGGCAGGTATTTGAACCCCGCCTGCTTGGCGTGGAGCAGGATGGAATCCCTGATCCAGCCAAGGTTTCCATAGCTGTCACCATGCGTCCAGATTGGCTTGACATTGTGCTCATTCCACAGCATCGCCCGCCTGAATTCAGCAGCAGACAAGGCTCGTGGCCAGATCGTTGCACAGACCAAGGATATATTGGTCATTGGCAAGGAATAGGTAGAGCCGTTGAAGAAACCGCCCCAACCGAAATAGGCAGGCCGCTGCGTGGCTGCATTAAGGGCGGAGGTTCCCGGCGCGGTGCCAATAGGGCGCGCGTCAACACCTGTATGCGCCTGACTGCCCGTTGGCGGCATATTCACGCCGATACGGTGGATGCCGTTCAGATACTCGCCATCCAGTGCAGGGACCGTGCCCGGTGTCGCCCCACCCGAGATATTGCCCACAGTCGTCCCGGTGTAGCTGACCGTGTATTGGAACACTGGAAATCCACCAGTCGTCCCCGCCTTCCATTGGAAGCGCGACGCACTGCCGGTGGGCGATGAAAGCGCCGGGTTGAACGATTGGAAAATCTGGCCGGTCGGATTGTTCGGCGCAACCTGCCAAGCAGCGGGCAAGTCAACGTCCGTGGTTACAGCCCACCCCGCCGTATGACGAAGCCCGCGCGGCGGACGAATAGCGGCCCACTGCTGATTTGGTGCAGTGCCACGCAGTTCAAGAATGTCGGTAATGTCGTGAACGTCGTTCTCGAACCAGCACAGACCACGTGACCAATCAGGATGCATCAACGGGCGCAGTATCGTACCATTGTCCGCCACGATTTCCGGCACCCACTTCGGCACGGTTAGCGGGGCTTCCGGGATTGGATTGGGATCGGTAGCATCCAGCGCGGCTTGGATTTGTGCCGCCGTCAGCGCGCCAGCAAACAGGATAACACGCTTGATCGTCACGCCCGAAAGCACAGACGTGTTGTTTGCCAGCCTGCCGATGCAAATCCGGATTGGCGTTGCATATGTGGCCGAACTTGGCCCGGTCACTGCAATACCATCGTCAATCTGATAAAGTGCCGTTCCGCTGGCCGGGACCGCAAAAACCAGACGGTTCATGCCAAACTGGTGAAGGTCAGCCGTGGCATTCGCTGCGGCCCGGTTCGTGATACGCGCACCGGCAAAGGCCAAGCCGGATGAAAGACGCGGTTCAACATCATATCCGCCTGCGAGCGACGATGTGTTCGCCGCCTGCGAATACATCCTGCCGCTTACTGCATCACCAAGCGTGTGTTCGAACTCAATGATCGCGGTTGAACCTGCCGAAAACCCTGCCGGGATTGTGCCCAACGTAAAGCTGCCATCGCCGTGGTCGGTCAGGTCGGACATGGTGCGCAATGCGCCATCACGCCAAACACGTTCTTCGGTGGGCCAGAATTCGAACGCTGGGACTAGGTAAGCGCCTGTGTTGTCGGGGTCGGGGGTGATGCCAAGCCACGGCACATTGAATGCCGCAGCCGTGGCCGCTGAAGCAGCACTAGCAGCAGCCTCCCCTGCCTTCGTGGTCGCAGTCGCAGCAGCAGCAACAGCCTCATCCCGCGCTTCGTCCAGATCCCCAAAGTCCGAAGCAATCTTCGCAATGCTTGGAACTTGACCATTGTCGGTGTTTACCAGCGTAGCGGCGTCGCCATTCACAAACTGGTTGATCCTGTCGAAGTTCGCCACCACCTTGTCGGCAGCAGCCTGCATCTCACTTGCTGTGGTCATGTCATCAGTTACCCTTTACATTTGCTCGATGCGTCGAGCGTAGAACTGGCTATTGGGACGGTTCACGTTCAGCGCGCCACCACTTGTCTGGTAAACCTCGACGCGCACGTTCTGTGCTGCGGTCAGATACATGATGCAACGACCGGAAAGTGTCGTGTTCGCACCGTTCAGAGCAACCGTCGCATATTCACCCCCCGGCACAGATCCGCCGCTACGCAGAAGCCGCGCCTGCCGGTTGCCTGTTGAGTTTTCTGCGAAGACGAGACTGAAATTCACCTCATACCAACCTGCCCCATTCGGGTAGATCAACTCCGGGTTGTTGCTTACCGAGTGCATCCCCTGCCCGTCGATGGTTTCTGTGCCCCATGCGACTGCGGTCCATGTGGAGTTCGCAATAGACTGCGACGAAGCGCCGGTAAGCGCGCAAACCCCTGACGGCACGCAACCATGTGTCGGGGTGCTGGTCTGACCGATGACCGTGTTGCCCGCAACTTCGTTATAAGGGGCACCTGCGACAATGTTGTGCGCGCCATCCCCGTCGTCTTGTGCGATACCGTGGAGCAGGCGACCATTGCCGGTGGTGTTGCAGATCGTGTTACCGATGACACGGATGTAGACCGGGTAGCCGGGATAGGTTGCCCTGAAGATGATCCAGATGCCGATGCAATCTGTTCGGCTGTTGTAATCTGAAGGATCGAAGATGTAGTTGCCGGTGATCAGCAGATGACTGGTCGCCTTAGACTCTGCACCTTCGAGCCATGCTGCCGATTGTCCCGAAACGACGATCCCGCCCCAACCGAAGTTGCGGATCACATTGCCGACGCAAACACTGTTGCGGATGCTGTTGGCAAACTTGATACCCCATGTGCGGGTGTCGTGAACCACGTTACCATTGCAGGCGATTGCGGTATTCCCGTTCGGGAAGCCCGACACGATGCCACCAGAGAAATCCATTCCCTGATCGACGTTGCTGACGAAGTTGCGGCTGTAGCTGCCCCCGGTGACTTCGACGGCCACGATGCCGCGCGAGTAGATGCGCGTCAGGTTGCCCGAAACGCGATAATACAACCCATTAACGATGTTACCTTCACACTGGGCGTCACTCGACCGCGACAGGTCGATGCCGTTCTGTGCGTCGTTCGACGCGGTGCCAGCAACCACGCGGTCGTGAATCATGTTGTAGTTCACACGCGGACTGCTTGCCGACCGCACGTAAATCGAAGTCCCATTGCCAGCGCCGGTTACCCTGTTGCGCTCGACCACGGGTCGCTTGATCAGCGTTACACCTTCATTAGAACTGCTTATCTTAATGGCCCCTCGACCGGAATCGTCGTTCGATCCGCAGTTCTCGACGGTGCCGAGGTTGAAAGTGTTAGCCTCGACACGGACATCATCCTTGTCGATAATCGACAGCATATACTGCTGCCCCTGCATCGCAGTGGTATTGGTCCACGCGAAGTTACCATTGATGATCCCACGCACCGTCCCTGTCGGTGCAAGCGGTGTTCCGATGTTGTAGGACTTCCCGCGACAGTCCACCAAGCGACCGCTGTTCAGCGCGGCAGTCAGCGCCGTCGTCTGACTCGTTGTGCTGGTTGCGCCGTCTTCCAGTGCCACCGCGCTGAAGTCTTCCGGGGTGACAGCGAGACCTTCAAGAACCGCAGCGAGTGCCCGGTCAGTAGTGGTGCCGGTGCGACGCCAACCGATCTGCGATGCACCTGCGTTGCTGAGCAGGTAGTCGCGGTAGGCTTGGACGTTCGCGTATTTGGTGCCAGATGCGCCGTCGTTGATGCTGATGTCTGACGCCGCGCCGGTTGTTCCACCGCCACCGGCTTCAAGATCGTCAAGGATGGCCTGCAAGCCGGTGATGTTGGCGATGGTGTGCGTGTGCGACAGGTTAGCCTTGGCGTTCAGTGCGTCCTGAAGACCGGGGAAACTTGAAATCGTCTCAGAGGCAACAGCGTCGTCGATCTGGTCCAGTTTCTCTGCAAGTGTTGGGATTGGACCGTTGTCAGTGTTTACGACTGCGCCAACCGGGCCGTGAATAAAGTCGTCCAGCAAACCACTGTTCGTAACGACCTTTTCCACAGCAGCCTGATAATCGGCAGATGTCGGCATACTGACAGAACCCCGGATAATTATTTCCCCGAAGCCCTATCACTTTATGGTTGACAGTTCAACCCAATCGCGTGGCGACACTCCTATATTCTGTTTTTCCGTCCGCATTGAGACGGTATTTGAACGTAGAGTCGTGGTTTGTCAAGTGTTTGTTGAAACTGTTTTCAACTGTAAAGATTAACTGAACAGTTGGTCAAAGTCGAAGTCTGCCACGATTTCGGCTTCGACGGCCTCAATGATCGCTTTCTGATTCGTCTCTTTGTTGTCCAGCGCGTCAACCACTCGCTCGTCCACGGTGGCTTCCGCGAGGATCTTGTAGATGGCGACGACGTGCTTCTGGCCCGGTCGCGGCAGTCGCGCGTTCGCCTGAAGATACAGTTCCAGACTCCATGTCAAATCGAACCAGATCGCAATGTGCCCGCCGTATTGCAGATTCGTCCCATGCCCACCTGACTTCGGGTGCATCAGCAGGACGCGGATTTTCCCGTCGTTCCAGTCCTTGATGGCTGTGTCGCATTCATTGAACACCACAGCGTCGGGGTGGCGCTTCAGGATTTCGTCCTTGCTGAACTTGAAGCCGTAGAACACCAGAACAGGGTCGCCGTTTGCCTGTTCGATCAGGTCGTCCAGCGCGTCGAGTTTGGCGGTGTGGACTGCTGCGATGGTGCGGTCTTCACGGTACATAGACCCTCCGCTGAATTGCAACAGTTTATTCGTCAGCACCCCTGCATTTACCGCTTCCACGTCGTGCAGTTCGCTGACAAGGTTGCGCTTGAAGCGCTTGTATTCGGCCATGACATCTGGTGCCAGTTGCACTTTTACGGGGATGTGGACTGGATCGTCTACCAGCTTTCGCGGTGGCAGGCTGATCATCACATCCTTCAAACGCTCCATGATTTCGTCGTGTGCGTAAGGTCGCGGCTTGATTTCGCGGCTGTACTTGTTCTCATCGAACCAGCGCGCTTTGTAGTCTTCGATGGTTGCACCGAGGCGTTCGCCCTTGTCGATCAGATAAATTTGCCCCCAGAGGTCAAGCAGTTCCCCCGGCGTGCCCGTCAACTCGACGATCTTCTTTACCTTCTTCCGCGCCGTGGACAGAACGCCGAACGCCGTCTGCTTTCCCCCTTTCCGTACGACCACTGTGCCGTCAGCCTTCTTTGCCTTTGTCTTGGTGGTTCTCTTCTTTCCGGCCTTAAACATGCTGGACTCGTCGATCACCACACCATCCCACGGCCAGTTGTCCACGCTGCCGAGTTCCTTGGCCAACCAGACAAGGTTTTCGCGGTTGATGAACGTCACCTTGGCATTCTTCGCCAATGCGTATTTGCGGGCTTCCGGTGGCCCCACGCAGACCGCGTAGTCGAGACCCTGAAGATGTTCCCACTCTGTCACTTCGTCTGCCCATGTGTCTCTGGCGACACGCAGCGGGGCAATCACCAGCCAGCGGTCAATGTCGTCGTGTAGATCGCGGATCGCGGTGAGCGTGGAAGCGGTCTTTCCGCCACCCATACCCAAGACGATCATGCAACCGTCTTTCTGCTTGATGGTATCGACGATGAAGGTCTGGTCGTCTCGTAGCATGGAGCGGGGACGGACTGGGCGTTTAGTCATAGGCGCTGAGAATCCGGGAAATTTAGGTTTCCGTAGCCATCATAATGGCTTGCAACATAGGCGTCTCTGGCAAGCGCGGCTTCCCGCTCTGTGGCAAAGTTGCCAAGTTTCTTCATCCTGCCGTTTTCTCGAACCGACGCACACCAAGGACGATGCTTTTTATCTTTCCTAAAGTGGACGCCGACATATTGACTTGTCGAACCCTTATACGAGGATCGGTTCTTACGATTGTTTGTCCTAGTGCAAACTCTAAGATTTTTAAGGGAATTGTCTAAAGTGTTTCTGTTTATGTGATCAACCTCAAGTTTCTCATCAAAATCACCACACAACAGTTTCCAGATTAGTCTGTGCGCCAAAAAGTAACCGTAACCGGGAACGAGAACAATTTGGTACTTTAGGTTAGTAATCTTCTGTGTGGTTATACCGCCTGCGAACGGCTTTCCGAATATCGCGATCCTATGCAGCATAGTGTAGTGTGGGTGCTTACGTGCATCGAGTTTCCACACTAAACCCCCTTTGCAAACTTCACCGTTGCAAACCCATGTAGATTCATCAAAATGGAACAATGCCTTTATTTCATCCAATGGGGGCAGTTTCTTTGGTGACGCCATATCAATACAACCCTAGCAACTTGTAGCCGTCTTCAATGTTGTTAATTATGTGAACTTCGAATCCGGCATCCTTAAACCTTGCGTGTTCTCGTTTCTGAAGTGGGTCTGCATGACTCTTTCCGCTTCTCTTAAACTCGACAAACAACACATTTCCATCCCGCATAAAGAATCTGTCAGGCGCTCCTCGCCGCCCAACATAGGTTAGTTTGCGGACAAGCCAGCCTGCGTTCTCTGCGGCGGCGACAACTGTGTCTTCGATTAAACTTTCACGCATTGCAGGGCCGTATCACTTTTTAATTGAATGTGAAAGTGCCAAATCATACAGCGATAGCGAAGTGGAGGATTGCAGACCACTTGTACAGGCGGATGGGTTTGATGGGGTCGGGTCGCCGGTCGAAGCCGATGTCACACAGAGCCTCTTTGGCCTCGGTGATGTAGCGGTCGTAGTCAATCAGGTCCGCAGGAAATTCGCTGGGGAGATTCATCATCGGAATCGCCCCGTCAGACTTCGGGACGCGCTTGTGATTGCCGGTGCGCGGATCAGGCGTCTTGTAATAGATTTCTTCACCGTCATGGCCGTATATGTATCTGACCACCTTACCCAAATATTGGCCCTTCCACGTACCGCCGCCTTTAACATTTACCACGGTGACATAGCTGCGAATATCAGTGCCACCGCGTATCGTATCCTCAAGCGGAACGCCCTTAGTGATGAACGCTACCACAGCATCCGAGACGATGGTTGCTTGGGGATTTTTCATCAAGGAACCACGGATATCGTTACTGCTCCAAGGATTACCAAGCGTCCCCTTAATCTTGGCCTTCCCGTCAGGCTTGACAGCAATGTAGCTGTTAACTGAAGCGTTGTAGAGCGAGACGTATTCGGTGTATTCCAGTTCGAAAGCGGTGTCGGCTTCCCACTGCTTGCAGATGGCGTCCATGTCCTCGCGCCGGTCAATCGGGCAACGGAAAACGATGCCGTCAGTATTACCGCTGACAATCGGAATACCCGCAGCTTCGGCGCGTTCAATAAGCATCAGCAGAGACAACTGACCCGTCAAAGTGACAGCAATCATAAGATGTGGTGCATAGAGAACCGAGTAGCGTGAGCCTAATTTTCCGAACTGGCCGTTGATCTGAATCTTGGCCCCTTCCGCTTTTACTTTGTTACCGGCACGCTTCGCAGCCACTCGGTCGTCTCTGATCTTGCCAAACTCTTTCAAGAACTGTGGACCAAGCGATTTTGGATACAGACCGGAGTTCAGAATGATTGCTGGATAGTAGCTGGCACAATCGGCGTCGATCAGAACATGATCTTCGTCGCTATGAACGGCGCGGTTCTTCTCGGTGCTGTGCAGCCCGCCGATGCCCATAGCATAGGTCGTTTCACCGATTGTCACGGTCTTGCTGGAAAGCCAGTCTGGCATGTCCACCTTACCGTCAGCACGAACGACGAAATCAGTTTCGCGCAGCCGTTCAAGAACGTCGGCGAGGTCAGGATGATTGAATGCTAGGAAGTCAGGAATGCTGTAGCGAAACTTGGTGCCGCCCACTGCCTCAGGCTTGTAGACGCGCTGCCCCAGATGCTCTTCCACGCGACGCTTGACAATCGCTTCGCCCGCCTGCGAGT